TCTAGAGGATAGTGATACTTTAGCCACGCCGTCCAATACGAGAGCGTAGAGTAAGCAACCGCATGAGACTTGTTGAACGAGTATCCCGCATGTGCCTCAAAGTCGTGCCATAGATCAAGAGCCTGATTGGGAGCAATATAGGCAGAAGCACCTTTGATAAACCTGTCTTTGAACTCATCAAAGTCCTTAGCATCCTTTTTCTTTCCAATGATCTTTCTAACTTTATCTGCTTCCGACATGGACATACCGCCAAGTTGTACGCATGTTTGCATAACTTGTTCTTGGTAAAGAATGCAGCCATAAGTATCCTCCGTAAATTCTTTTAGTATTGTATGAGTATAGTCGATATTTTGACGACCATGCTTACGTGCAATATAGTCTTTTCCAATAGTATTCATAGCACCAGGACGAACTAAAGCATTTGATGCAGCAAGTTCTGATAGGTTCTTGACACCCATCTTAATTAGTAAATTTGTATATGGGGCTGCTTCACATTGGAATATACCTTTTGTGTACCCATCAGAAAGCATTTGATAAACATTTTTATCATCCATGTCTATTTCTAATAAGTTAATCTTTTTCTTATCTCTTTCTTCAATTATGTCAAGGGTATCTTTAAGAACACTGAGAGTCTTTAGTCCAAGAGCATCAATCTTGATTAGACCAATCTTCTCTGCTTCTTCCATGTCTACCGCAACCACGGGAATGCGAACATCACTGCCAGTAACAGAGCGTGTTTCTAATGGAGCATACTTAAAAATTGGATCTTTACTAGTAACTACACCAGCAGCGTGGATACCAGTGCCTCTGATACGTCCACGCAATTGATCTCCATACACTTCTACTTCAGGATACTTTTCTCTAAACCATGCAGCATTTTTAGAACCACAGTAGTCGTCCCATGTATCAACTGTCTTTAAAACTTTATTTACATCTGGCAAAGGAATGTTTAATGCTCTTGCAACATCTCTTACAACACCCTTGTCTTTAAACTGAAGGAATGTAGCAATAGATGCAACGTGTCTATATTGTCTAACTAGATAATCTTTAACTTCATCTCGTCTTGAATCTTGAATGTCTGTATCGATGTCAGGAAAGTCATTACGTTCTGGATTGATAAAGCGAAAGAACAACAAGCCATGCTTGATTGGATCGATGTCTGTAATGCCAAGGGTATAGCAAAGCAATGAGCCAGCAGAAGATCCACGTCCTGGACCAACCATGATATCTTCTTTCTTTGCCCAGTTAAGCATATTACGAACTACAAGAAAGTATGGAGCAAAGTTTTTATTGTTAATGATATTTAATTCTTCATCTAATCTATCAAGGTAGTTTTGCTTGTCTGCCAAGCCACGTTCTTTAAGACCTTCTAGTGCAAGTTTCTTTAACTCTTCACCTGGCTTTGGATATTGAACTGGAAGAAGGTTTAAACCTTCTTTAATGTCATAGTCTTGTACCTTGTTAGCAATCTCTATTGTTGAAGTAAACATATCTTCACGTTCAATGCCCTGCTTTAGCATTGCATCTTTCATTTCTTCATAAGAGAGCAAGTGAATATCAAACTTATTAAAACTCATCATTCTATTAGCACCATATAGGTAATCAAGTCTATCCATAAAAGATTCTTTTTTCTTTGACTTCTCATATGTTGCATCTTTTTCTAACTTAGCATGAGTATTTAGAATAAGCATTAACTCTTGAATTTCTTTCTGACTGGAGTCAGAGTGGTGACAGTCTGGTGTTACAACAATCTTAATCTTCATTGCATCGGCAAGTTCAATAATTCCTTTATTGATTTCTGCAGAGTTGTGTGGCATTACCTCAATATAGTAGTCATCACCAAACTCATCTTTGAACCATTGCATATGTCTCTTTGCGGTTGCTAGTTCACCTAGTTCTACCGCCTTGGCAATCCAACCACTAAGGCAGCCAGATGTAACTATGAGACCTTCTTTGTATTTCTTTAATACATCAAAATCAAATCTTGGCTTACTAAAGAAACCTTCAGTCCAAGCAATTTCATTAATCTTATTTAGGTTCTCTAAACCTGTTTGATTCTTAGCGAGAAGAACTATATGATGATAGTTTAAGTCAAGAGGATCAGTACGTTCTGCCTTTGCTCTCTTGTCATTCATATCTCTTGTCATATAGCCTTCTACGCCAAGAATTGGTTTGATGCCCTTTGCTTTTGCAATACGGTGCAGTTCCCTATGCCCAGATAAAGAACCATGATCTGTGATAGCCAGCGCTGGCATACCAAGTTCAACTGCTCGGTTAACGTATTCTTCTGGAGTAGCAACACCATCCATTAAGGAGTAGTGTGTATGGACATGCAAACCTACGTAATTCATCTATTACCAGTCGATATTCGTACTGGTTACAGATGGAGTATCAAATCCAAAGTAGAATGCTTCTTGCTCTGGATAAGGAACTTCACGGACAACCTTTTCTAGGTTGAAGAACTCATAGCCATCCCATTTGAATGGCTCAGAGTCAGGTATGCTTGGAATTAATGTGTAGTTTGTTTCAGTTCCCTGACCATTACGCTTTAACTTCCACTGTAGATTGGATACGCTTCCTGTTTCAAGTGCGTATTCACGAATTGTGTTGAATGCTGATTGCTTACTAATGCCCTGTGACCACACAGCGACATAGGCTTCTTCTGTTCCGTCATCAACAAGAACGTTTGTGTAGAAACGCAAACGTGCTCTCCAGCCAGACTTAGGCTCTTTACGAGCCATCTCACAGCCAAAGCAACGACCCTCAGACTCCTGAGTACATGCTGCTTTGCGCTTATAGTCCTTTGGATTGGTATGCTCTGAACACACAACTGCTAGACCACGATCTTCATTATAGTTTGCTGAGTCTGCATCTAACTCATTAACAAAACGAATCTTTGCTGCTTGTCCGTCTGCTAACTTAACCCAGCGAACCTTTGTTCCTGTACCTTCGTATTTTGGCTTGTCGACTAGGGCGTTTATATTTTTTAATCCCTTTACAATAGTCATGTTTCTCCTTATATAAGTGTTTTATTATTTTAGCATAGAGTCAATAACATTGTCAAACTGGAACTCAAGAGTTCTAATTTCATCATCTGTCATATCGCCTATGTCTTTATATCTTTTGTCTGGTCTAATAATTGTAACTAAGTTGCCCATTTTTTCAATAAGTTTCTCAGCCATAATCATTCCAGCCTCATCATTGTCTGCTACTAATACGACACCTGTAAAGTACCGTTTCAAAAGTTCAATCTGGCTTGATGAAACATTTGCCCCTAGGGTAGCAACCGCAGGGAAACCTACTTGATCTAATCTTATCGCATCAAAAGAAGATTCTACAACATAGACTATCTTTGATGCTTTTACTCTGTGAAGATTAAAAAGTATCTTGCTTTTTGGAAGTCCTGGAGTATTCTTAAACTCTTTGCCTTCAATTGTTCTTGCAACAAAACCGATAGACATTCCATCTGGAGATTGCATAGGAATAACAACTGAATCTTGTTTTTCAGAATAACCTAAATCAAATTTTATCACAGATTCTCTTGTAAGTCTACGACCTTCAAAATATGTCATTGCTCTTGGAGAATCTAATGCTTGTTTGTTTAGTCTTTTAATAAGCAACTCATCATACTGAACAAAGTCAGGAATTTGATGTAATGCTTTATTAATAACTGCTTCAATATCTGTTTCTGTTTCTTTGCTTTTTATAAATCTAACTGTTTCAAAATATGTTCTACTTGTCATATGCATAATTAATTCAATAAGACTTCTAGTTGTTTGACAGCCAAAGCAAAAGAATAATCCAGACTCTTTTGAAACTTCTCCTGCTGGAGTTCTATTATTATTATGATAAGGACAAAAAATTATATAATCAGTTCCATACTCAGCCTCAATGTCAATTCCTGCTCCAGTGAGCACTCTATGTATTTGCTGCGTTGTATATAACTCTTTAGCCATTTTTGTCTTCAAAGTCCTTATATCTGTAATAGCCCTTATCAAAGTCTGCTTGTACTAGGAAGTCTCCCATAAAACCATTACGGTTCTTTCTAAATGCACATTCAATAATATCACTATTGGTACCACGACCAAGTGCTAAAACCCAGTCAGCATCATATGCAATCTGTCTAGACCATGCAGTTTGACCCAATGTTGGAACTGTGCTTAAATCTTTTACATCATCAGGTGTTGCAGATGATATAGCCATAATGGGAACTTCTTCACTAATAGCCATAAGTTTAAGTTCTCGTGAAAGGTTCTTCATTCGTACCGTTTCATTATCTGACTTTTGATTTGGACTCATCAACTGCAAGTAGTCAACAATAACAAAGTCAGGCTTGTACTGATCAATCTTTCCACGAATAACTGAAGGAGTTACTTCTCCACCTTGATCATTTGAAATAATGTGAAAGTGTGGTTTTCCTTGAAGTTTGCTTTCGTGCCACTTCTTTAACATGTCAAGTTCAACATCTCCATTAGAAAGTTTTCTGTGTGACCAAAGACCTTCACCCATAATAGTAAAAGCACGATTTCTAACTTCTGTTTCTGACATTTCAAGACTGATGATTAGTGGAGTCTTACCCTGCTTCCATGCTTGTACAGCAAAGTACAACGCAAGCCATGACTTTCCAATACCTGGATAAGCAAGAAACACACCAAGTTGTCCTGGCATAATTCCAGAAGGCAAGTAGTTATCAAATCCTGGAAGACCAGTTTTGATTCCAATATGACCTAGTTCTTGTTGCTTCTTTACATTTTCAAAATACGCAATCGCTGAATCAATGTCTGTAGCATCAATGTCACGAATTGCAGATGTATTTTTCTTTAACTCGGAAGTCTTCGTGATTAGTTCTTCTAGGGCTTTTGATCCTTCTCCCTGTTGAATCTCAGATGCAGCATTACGAATAATATCTTTTAGGCTGTCATTTAAGTATTCTGTTTGTAACTCATCAAGATGATGCTTGGTTGCCCCAATACCCTCTGCTGGTGTAAAGTCTCTAAACTTTTCAACAACCAAGGATGTTGGCGGAACAGTTCCATTTGCTTCAGAATAGTTTCTGATAAAGTTCCATACATCGTTATGCGTTCTAAGAAGATTTTCAACATTTGCTTGAAGGAGTACGTGTACCTGCTTATCTGATAAAACTGCAGTGATTAATTTTGCTTCTGTATTATTCACTCAGCCACTCCTTTGCTCTAGCCCTGCGCTCTGTTCGCTCTTTGTCATCTTGTTCTTTATCAAGTTTACCATTAAGAATTTTTTCTGCATTGTATGCAAAGAAATTCCAAGTAGGGTCTTGTGCAATACTAAAGTAATAATCTAATAAGTCATAGCAAGCAGGAAGTCCGTAGGATTCAACAAGTGCATCTGATGCCCACTGCTCAACGTTTAAATTGAGATTAGACTTTTGCTCGTATCTCTGCAAGTAAAGTTTATTGTAGCGACTGAGCAAAGCCATTCGGTCTTTGCGTTCAGCCACTTTACTCTGCTACGATCTCGGCTTTTGCTTCGTTTACTTTTTCAATTACCTTATTTTCAACGAATGCATAGACTCTGTCCATTGCTTCGTTTGTGGTTTCACCCTCACGAGTATAGTCAACAACACCAAGATCAACTCTTAGTGATTGAAAATTTCCTAGATTAAGCGTATATCCTAATGTTACATTTACTTTTGTTGGTTCATTTGTTACTACGTAATTACTATTTTCCATTATCCCGCCCATTTCTAAATTATATAGACTCATTCCACACTGGAATAAATCGTCCATCTTCTGTTCTCGTATAAACCAGTATACCATCGCCAGTTCTTCGTGTCAACTCCTGACTTGTAGGAGTCATGTTATTAGTTATTAAATTATCTTTTCTTGGTCTTCCAATATGTATACTTGCAAGTATATCACGTATCTCTTTTAGTTGCGATTCAGAGTAGTATGCTCTTACTTGCCAATCTCTTACCCCGTCCAACTGAGATCCCATTGGTGGAGGAATCACTCCTCGTTTAATTAACAATGGAATATACTTGCGATGCCTATTGACAAGTCGTGCAGTTTCTGCTACAGTATATGCTCGTTCTCTATTTTTTCTAAAGTCAGAACGAAAGCATGTTTCTATTCTATCTTTTGTAATATTATAAACAGAAACCATTCCTGTTGATCTTGAACTATGATAAAGCCTAACTAAATCACCATTAAGAAACCAGATTCTTTTGTTTCCAGTAACTACAGGCTGACTATTGTAGTCTTTGCTCTCAAGTTTTCTTGGTTTAAAATCCATCTACCCTCCTTGCTATCTGAAGGTGGGTGAAAAAATTTTCTTGAACCACAACAGATGCAATAAGTCTCAATATGTATCTGGCTAGAATATTGTCTATCAACAAACATCTTGCCATTGCATTTTATGCAATGCATTACCCAATCCCCTTTAGTTTGGAATACCAATAATGATTAGGTGTACTGCTAGAGAAAGATCTCCCGATGCACCAAATCTAACAATACCTTCTACTCTTGAAGTTGTTACACTTTTCAAGATAACATTTACATTCTGTCCTGCTGGTGTATTACCAATATTGACTGCAGTAGCAGATGCAATTGGTGCATACTTAAAGTCTGAAGGAAAATCATAAGAAAATGTTTTCTCGTTACCAGCGCTAACCGTAGAGTTATTGGCAACTTCTACGTATCCACCTACAACTCTTGCCTCAGATGTTTTGATGCTTTGCTTTCCTGCTGAAATAGTATCAACAGTAGTATAGTTATATGTTGCTGAAGAAACCTGTGTAGATAGATCATTAACAGTATCAACTAATTGATATATATATGTTAAATCTAGAGGTTGTCCTCGTTCTGGTAGCGGTACTTTAGCCATTATCTCTCCATTATATCATTAAACAGTCTGATTGAGCAGTCTATAAACTTTTAAAAATGGTGTGCCAGCAGCACCATCTGATCTTTGAATAGGAAAGCCCTTTAGGTATATTTCAATACTAAGTCTATTTGGTGCAGATGGTTGTACAACACCATTAACTGTATACTGAGAAGGAACTGGAATAGATAGTGATGTTGTTAATAATCTTTCTTTATAAATCCAATCACCGTTGTTGCCGCCTCTATCCCATCTTACCCAGACATCGTACTCTGATGCCCTTCCAATAATATAAGTATTTCCACCATCTACTTTTGTAATTGTTACAGAATCCCAAACAACTGAGGCTATGCTTCCAGCCTTATTAAAAAATATTTCTCCAGGAACAAAAGTTTGATCTGGTTGAATTAAATAAACTGGAGACCAGTGCGAAGTTCTGTTTTTATCTGAAGACACAATCCTGTACCTTAAAGAATATCCCTCTGTTGTGCTGCTTACGGGAGGTAAGTCTGTAGCAGGGGTCCTAAACTTCTTAACTGTTTCATTAGCCATTATGTAACACCAACAGAAAATCTAAATTCAATATAGTTGCTTGTGTTTGGTGATTTAATAATTGTCTCAGCGTCTGTGTTTTTAACAACAGAATATCCTGTTAGTCCATACAATGGATTTGTTGTTGCAATATTTTCTAACCTAAGAGCATCTAGTGCAATATAGTAGTCTGCAGATGGCACATCAGAAACTATTGCACAAGCATATATCTTTACTACAGTTACAGCATTCCATGTAAATCCTTGTGTTTGATATAACTCTTGTAGTTGAGTAGATGCTACATAATATCTGTTAGTTTCAAAGTCATATGTTCCACCAGTACCGCTGCCATTTTCTAATTCAATTTCAAATCTTGCAAATTCTCCAGTATTTTCTGCTTCTGTTTCTGCAAAATCTACAAGAATTCTTACCGTATCTGGAACTGATGCTGAGTCTCCATCTTTGCTAATAATGGAAAATGCAAGACGCAGTTCATCTATTGGAGAGTTTCTGCTAAAGTTAACATCTGCTCCAGTTAGGTGAATGTGATTTGAACCAGCCTCAATAATAAAATGTCCAGCAGAACTTCCAGTTGATGGATCAACTGTTAAGTCTGAATCATCTCCTTGTATCAAAATAATATTATTTAAAAATCTTGCACGTTCATATCTTTCAGGTCTTGGTGATTTATAAAATATTGAGTTATCTGCGTTAGTTTGAAACACAGGGTCTGCGGTAGCGATTACGTTATCATCTAGAGGATCATCTAATGGCTCAGTAATAGTAGGAATAGATGTCGCTGCTACGTTTGTGTGATATTGCCAGTTTTCTCCTTGTGTAAAAGCAAAAACTGTTTTGCTGTCATATGCTCCAGCAGATGGATTAGATCCTGCTGAATATAAACCAATTTCAGTTATTTCATATCTTTCTTCTGTTGGCAACTCTGCAGTTAAAACTAGTTTTTCTGTTGCTCCATCATTAACAAATCCTCTAGAAGAAATAGGAACACGGAACATTTCAAAGTCTAGGTTTTGTTTTTCAGAGTAATCGCCATATGGGTCAGAGGTGGCAAGCGGCTGTGCTCCGCAGCCAACGGCAATGTATGAAGCATATGCTGGTGCTTGACCAAGCAAATACTTACCAATTATAGATTTTCCAGTGTCAGTTATCATTTAAATGTCCGCCTCATATATTGTACCACTTATGGTAATTTCTACTTCTATTTGTTCATCTGGTTCTAGGTTTACTGCTTCAACTACCAGTTCTCCAGTTTGTGGATCTATGTAAACGTGCTCTCCATTTGGACCCGTTGGTTCATCTGGAACTTTGTCATCAAATTTAATTGAAAAGTTTTGAAAGTATTTATCTGATGTGGACTGAAGACTAACTATATTATTAGGGTTATACTGTTGCTGAATAGCAGTTAAATTTTTAATAGGTTGGTAGATTACTGTCTGTCCATTAATTGTATCATTACGGGCAATGTTAATTAATTCCTGCCCTCCAATATTTTCAAAAATTAGATCTGCCATTATTTCAACTGGCACACTATCATCATTAAATAAAATAGTATCTATTGGTGCAGTTAATACTGGATTTACATTACGAGATGTTACAGCAAATCCAAGTGTGCTTGGTGTCATAGGTGTTGCTGATACGCTATTGTCTGCAGCCATTTTAAACCTCACTCAAATAAACAGTCATAGATGGACCAGAAAGACTTCTTCCATATCCAATATTATATACAACAAATCTATCAGACTCTTGTGCCACTAAGTCTAGGCTATCAGAATTCTTATAGTCGATGGTAACAATATCACCTAGTTGAAGTGTTGGGATAGAAAACAGCGACATGCCCACTGATTTTTTAGGTTTCATAATCTTATTAATAATCCACCCCATTAACTCATTTGCATCATCTTGACTTTGAATATATGCACTTTCAATAGCAAAATCATTTTTACCATAGATTAATCTACTTAGTTTAATCTCATCATATTTTGCTTTTTCAACAAGTGGAGATGTTATAAGTGTGCTGCCTTGTAGTTCTGGGTCAGACAAATTGCTTTGCTTTTTAAAGTATTCATCTACTGTTAGTTGATAGGATGTATCCTGTGTAAATGTTATACCCTGAATTCTTAGATAGTTTCCAGTTGTTTCGTCAAGATTCAGTGCTGTATCTGTAGCATTAAATATTAAGAACTCTGCACCATACGAGTCTGCTTGAAAGCCAGAAATTGAATATCCTTTTATTCTATTAAAGGTTGGGGATAGTTGTGCATAAAGTGCAGGATATGAGCGATCATACTTAATATCAAAATATGCACATTCACGCATAATTGTTCCAAATTCTTCAAAATACATATTATATTTTGGTGGCTGTTCAGAACTAATTCCAGTCAAGTATGTTCCTTGAACAAGTCCGCTTACAGCATATTTTCTAAAAGACTCATTGGCATCAATTTCCGAATCTCCAAATACTCCAGAGAGTGTTTCTCCTACTACTGATACTGTATTTTGTGCATAGTTGTTTGTGAGAGCATAAAGGTTTTCAAACATTACCCTTGAAGAACCACGAACAAACGGAGCCATATTGTTATAAACTGGTAGCGGATCTGTATCATCAACAACCTTAATTAGTTTATTATTTATATAAAGATAGAATCGTCTAGTTGTTCCAATATCTTGATACTCTACGCCTAAATCATAGACAGTTGGTTTATCTTCGCCAGATAGTCTATATTGACCAGTAAATCTTCCATCGTCTACAATAACACTTGTTAGACCGCCCCACAATTTTACGGGTATAGCATTATTGTTAGAAGCATCTTTTTTAACTTTATAAAAAACAACGTTATTAATATTTATTTCTGATTGGCCACTTGCATTAAGTTTTAAGTAAGACTCAACATTTGTTTCTGTTAGGGCAACAATTTCAAAATAATAACCATTATTTGTTTCTGGATTAAGCATAACTGCCAATCCTCCAGATCCTCCACCAATGCTTACGTTTTGATTTGTCTGTGCTCCATTTACTTGATAATAAGAAATGCTACCAATTGGAGTTTGACCACGATTTTCGTTGGCTTCAATCTTGCCAATAATTCTCATTCTTGCACCAAAACTTTTGTATGCATTGTCTAGTTGTTTGTATTGATAAGAAACAAAGTTAATTGGTGTCTCTGTTGTTTTAAAAGATGGTCCATTC